CACTGTTAGATTTAATGATCATCCATCTAAGAAACAAGCTCAAATGGTAATGCTGAGGGAGATGATTGAGGCTTATATCATTGCAATTGAAGAAACTAGAGAAGGTCTAGTTCCGTATGAAAAACGAATAAAGGCATTTATTACTACGATGTCGATTAAAGAACAAAACCTTAGTGCGATTGATATTGATAAGCTTGATAAGGATAGTGTGAAAGAAATGTATCTTAAATCTCGCTTGTTTTTTTTATCAAATGACTCTATGCTTCATAAATTTTTCCTAACTCGTATTAAAGGTGAGCGAACATACTTTCCTGATTGTATGAGTATATATGGTGATAAATCTGCTCGTAATCAGACTGTTAACATTTCGATAGGTTTTACCTGGACTAAGGGAGGAGCTTATATGCTTTATAATGCTATGTTAGGTGAACGATCTAATCAGTGGAAACGAGTTAGTCTCCCTGGTGATTCTGCAGATAATGTTTGTTGTACTTGGGAGCAAACATCTTATGGAACTCAAATGTTTGCGTCTGGTGATATTAAATCTTTGGACACGTCGATAACTGCCATACCTCTTGTTCTTTATATGATGTTTGCTCAAATGTGGATTCAAAGGGATGATGCTGATCCTCATTATCGTGCATTTCAATATATTTTGGAGAGTTGTGCTGAGCAACTCGCCGGGAAGACTGTTAGATGGATTAAAGACTATATGTTATTAATTGGTGTGATGCCTTCAGGTTCGTTGGAAACATCTCATGGTGATTCTTGGATAGTTGGTATTGTATATTGGCTGTCTTATGTTTTTTCGGTTATGTCTATGGTTGATGTGCAGATTAGGAAGATAATTTGGCGTATGGTTGCCTATAGGTTAATTGCAATCTTTGTATATGGTGATGATTTCCTTAAAACCTATCCTCGTGCTATTCGTGATTATATTAATGTGGACGGTTTTGCTGCTTATATGTTGGCCTCACATGGAATTCAAATGAAGAATAAGGCTGAGTTTGGTAGCTTGTTGACTCGTCTTCGAGTGGTTAATAATGAAGTTTTGTCTCGTGTGTATACTGGTCCTAGTTATTTAAAGCGATTTTTGATTGAATCTTCTAATTTTAATTTGGAAATGCAATGCCCTAAGATAGCTACGGTTGTTTCATGGAGACCGTTGCAACAGTATGAGTGGAGAGCAGGGGTTCCTCGTGATCGGTCAGCTCCAATTTATTTGAATTTATCTCGTCTTATAGGTTTGGCTTATGATACATTGGGAGTTGATCCGATCTCCTATTATTATCTTTATTTCCTTTATAAGCGTTCTTATGAAATTTCATCTCAATTGGTTGGTGAGAATTACCTTCAAAGTAATATTCCCAAATGGCTTGAGCAGGATGTTAAATATCTTAGGAAGATTAATTTTAAACTCGAACATTTTGGTTTTCCGAGTAGGGATTACCTTTTAGGTTTGAATGTTGTTGATCGTAATTATCATTATCCTAAGAATGTTGGAACTTGGCAGGATCATCTTCGTGATTATGAGTATTGGTAAAAAAAAA